AGTGGTCTGTGCGGGCAGACCTTCGACGATGCGTTCTGAGATTGGTGAGGCGTAGCCCCAAGTGTCGGGTGTGACCTCGAGGTGCAGGTGGTCGTTGACGGCGCCTGGGGGCCGGCCGATCCAACCGCGGCCTACTTCCCAATACCGTTTCGCCCAATAGTCGTGAATCCTTTGGATGCCGAGCACTTCATGATGCTCAATGAGCCACGGGATGACTTCGTTTTCGACGGTTTCGCGGGTTGGTGCGTTCGGATGGTTCCCGTCACGCCGGTACGAATAATCGTGAGCTGCACCGAAAGCGTGCGAGCTCCAAGCGGTGCCGCCACGGATCGGACGCCGGCCATAACAACCGAGATTCCACAAGCCCCAACGCTCCTCGAGGTACTTGCGGATTTGAATCAGGTTCGGTGAGCAGGTGTCGAACGGGGCGCGTGGCGTGTCCCGTTGCCAACTGTGATATCTCAAGGCTTCTTTCCGATGATCGGGGTCACCTCGTCACCTCGACGAGCTGCGATGCCGTTGCCGACTGCGTATCCGGCGATCATGCCGATGAGGCCGGTGCCGGCTGACTGGTCGACGCTGTTAGTGGCGAGCAGGATCGTGACACAGACGAGGGCGACGAGGGCGATCATTGCTTTTGACGGGTTAGCGATGTTCATCGGTCGAATCCAATCCATAAACAGACGATCACGATGGCGCTGAGAACAACGGCCAAGCCGAGCGTCTTAGCGTCGTCGCTGGTAACAATCATGCCGGCGGGTCTGGGAACGTGACGCTCGAGGCCGGCGTCCATGTTGCTGGAAAGTCGCGCAGAGCCTGACGGTAGGTGGCCCATTGGTCACGTTTGCCGGTTGGGTCGTCGTAAGCCTGAGTCCAGTCGGAGGCGGCAAGTAGCCGGTTCCGGTGGATTCTCATGCGGTCCATCCACCATTGATCGGGGATGTCACGGTCGCCGTCATGTTCTGCTCGCAGGTCGATCATGATGCCTCCAAAACAATGCTGAATGAGAGGATGTCGCCGGATGCCCAAGTGAACGGCGCGTTCGCATCCCAAGTATTGGCAACCAATGTATTGCCGTTCGTGGTTGAAAGGAACTGGAAAGTGGGAGATGTTCGTGCTCGTACGACACCCCAATAACCGACGTTGGCGTTGTCGTCAAGAGCAAAAACCAAGCCTGACATAAGATTTTTGCTGTCGGCCGGTGCGTATGCGACTGGTGCGCTAATGCCAATATTGCCGGTGACCGTTGAATCCAAGGCGCCCGAAAACCAAATGTGCAGCATCTTGTTCACGATCGCGTAGCGGGCCGTGTACGACGAAAACGAAATGTTCGAGAACGTCGGCGTGTAATCCGAGTACTCGCCGATGCCGTTGAGCTGCGCGGCGGTCAATACTTGGCCGGCGGTGAATGGGAACGGGCTAGCCATAGGTGCTCCTTATCCTAGAACATTGGTGCTATCGAGCACACCATAGGTGGCATCATCCAAGATGAGCTCGTAAACGATCGTGGTGGGGCTGGTGTAGAACCTGACGACATGGCCGGCGGTGGTGTCGATTCTATGTTCGATGCCTTCGACCGCGAGTTCCTGGGCGAGCTGCGTGGTGGTGGCGCCGTTGATGAATTCTTTCTCGATGCTGATGGTGTCGCCGATGTCGACGGTTGAGATCGTGTCGCGTTGGCCGTCGGTCAGCTGCGCGAACGCGACCTCGACCGCGGTGAACGTCGGTTCGGGGTAGCCGTTCAGCAGGTAGTCAGCGAGATCTTGGGCGTCGGCGTCGGTGTCGAGCAGGCTTCCGGTAATCGACAAAGTTTGAATGAAGTAGTCACCCTGGCTGGCCGTGTCTGATGCGGTTTTAAATTTGTTGTTGATGGTCTGGACGAACACTAGGTTGACGACTTTGTCGGCCCCGAACGAAATATCGACGTTGCGGTACGGGTAATCGGTGCCACAATCACAGAACGACACGACTGGTGCTGACAGGGTTTGCCCGATTCGTTCTTGGAATGTCAGTACGCCTTCACGGTCGACAAATAGCCGGCCGCGTTCTGCGGCGTTGACGAGCCGCAGGTAGTCAAGGGCGATCGTGCCGAGCTCGAGGTTGTAGTCGCCGCCGCCGCCGACTTCGACGGTGCCGGTTGCGATGTCGCGGGCCGCGCCGCTGGGGTAGTCGACTTCGGCGAGATCGAGGACGGCGTTGATGCGGGCGCCGGTGTACTGCTTCGAGACGCTGTTGTCGTCAAGGATCGCTTGCGCAAGTAGATAGAAGTCGTCGGCGCAGGTGACTTCGACGGTGTCGTTGCCGTCGAGACCGAAGTTGTAGGTGTAATCGACGACACGGCCGGCGAACAGCAGCTCGTTTTCACGTTTCAGTCGGACTTGCCTCATCGGTGCGAGTCCTGGTTCGGTGTTGGTGGTGTCGTAGTAGGGGCCTTGGTTGGCGAACGGGTTGAAGACGCCACCGGCGGCGGTGTCGTCGAGGACGAAATTCATGATGCCGGTTTGGAACTGGTCGGAGGTGTCGCGCCGGCCGCGCCGTACCTCAATGCGTTGGGCGCCGCTGGTGACGTCGGCGTAGCCGGTCGCGCCATCGAGCACGAACGTCGGGTTGTCCAGTTTGCCTTTGACAGGGTCGTCCAAGGTGAAGCTGCGGACGAGGTCGCCGGTGTCGATCTCGAGCGTGTATTCGCCGGACTGAACGATGGTGGCGCTCATGTGATTCTGCCGAGCGGCCTGACGTCGAAGAAGGAACTGCCGGATGTCCGGTTGGCTTGGCGGATGCTGTCAACGATGGCGCGACCGGTTTCAGGTGTCGGTTGCAAGGTGCTGACGTTCACCACAATGTTTTGACCGGCTCCAGCGGCCGCAGGGGCCGGCGCGGAGATTGTCGGCACCGGAGGTGCGATCGGAGTGCTTGCGACGAATCCAGAGCCTCCTAGGGCTGCTTGAAGGTCGCTGAATGATGGGATGCCGCCGCCCATCGCTGGTGTGCCTTCGGCGCGTGCCAAACGCAAACCTTCGGCGAGCCGTTCGGCTTTGCGGATTGCTTCGTCGAGTTGGCCGGTGTCGACGAGGATCTTGAGCTCTGACTGAACGGTCTGCGGAATAGTTCCGTACGTTTCGATCAGATTGATCAGTTCTTCGTAAACTTTGCGGTTTGCTTCTTCCCATTCGCGGCTACCGACCGCGTTGTTTTCGGCGACTTCCTTGAACTCGGCAACAGTGTCGTTGAAATCACGGGCGGCTTGTTCACGATCGAGCTGGTCCATGTAGCGCTTGAGCTCAGGGTTGAGCTCGAACATGGAGCGGTACAGCTCGTCCATTGACGACCAAAGAATGTCGACACGTTCCGCGAGTTTCTTCGACTCGGTCGCGGCCTCCTTGGTGGATTGCCGGTATTCCTGGGTCGGTCCGATGGCCCGCTCGAACTGTCCTCGAGCCTTATCGACGCCGTTGCCGGCTTCTCGGACGCTTTCGTACATGTCGCCGGCGGCTTTTCGGGCGTCGTCGGTGCTCGGCGTAAAGTTCTCGTCCATCTCGTCGCTGACGAGGCCCAGTTTCTCGGCGAGCCAGCCGATGCCGTCCGCAACTTTTTGGAGTGGTTCGAGGAACTTGTTGAACAGGTCACGAACCCAATCGACCTTGTTGTAGAGAATGACAAGGCCGGCGACGAGCGCGGCGACGGCGACGACTACCAAGCCGATGGGGTTAGCGGTCAGGGCGGCGTTGAATGCCCATTGAGCGGCGGTGGCGATGGCTTGAGCTGCGGCCCATGCCTTCATGGCGAAGTTGGCGATCACAATGGCGGCTGACAGTCCACCGATCGCAGCTGCCAAAGCGATGATGATTTCGGTGTTCTGGCCGGCCCAATCCGCGAAACTGATGACAAGCGGCAACAGCGCTTCAATAACCGGAAGAAGCGCCATACCAATCGACTCTGACGCCTGACTGAACGCGACTTTCATCTTGTCGGTCGAGTTAGCGGTGGCTTCGGCGGTGCCGCCGACCTGATTCTCGATCTCCTCGAGGATCATGTTCTGCGCTTCCAGCACTTCGCCGGACTCGACGAGGGTGCGGATCTGATCTTGCTGGGCTTCAGTGAACTGGATGCCGGAACGGCGAAGCGCGGTCAGGCCGGCGATCGGGTCGTTGAGGGCTTTGCCGAGCTGCTTCGCGTTGTCGGTCGCGGAGCCGAAACCTGCCGCGGCCATGTCAAGCGTGAGCTGCGTAGCGCGATCAAACGCTCCACCAACCTCGTCAGCGCTTGACGCGATGTCCTTGAACGTGAGCAGTAGCGCTTGGGATTCTTTGATGAGGTTTTGATCGACACCCGTCAAGCGGGCCTGCTCGTTTGCCAGGTCGACGAGCCGGTTGGTGACAACTTGGGTTTCGTTGCCGAACAGCCCCATCGACGTTGCGATCTGCTCAATGCGGGCGTTCGCGGTCGCAGCCTGCTCGCCAGCGGCCACCATCTTCGCGCCGGCCACGGCCAATCCGCCGAGCGCGGCGGTGGCGGGTACGAACGCTTTCTTGAGCGCGAAGCCGACTTTCTGCGACGTCTTCTCGAGCTTGTTGAACTCGCGTTGGGCTTTCTTCAGGCCGGCGTTGTTGAACTCGCTGACGATGGG